AGCTGCTGCGGCGTAGAACATGAGCTGGTCGTTCTCTTGCGCCGACACTGCCACGCCAGAGCCGAACTTCCAGTCCAACACGACAGCCTTGTCGTCGATGCGGCCCAGAAAGTCAGTCGAGCCGAACACACCGGGCAGCAGATCGCCGAAGTTCACCAGCGTCTCGACGGCGTACTGCATGCGGTCATCAGGGTCAATCTCATCGAGCGCCGCCAGAGCCGGCAACAGCTTCTCGTCGATGAGGTCTTGCGTGAGTTCTTGCTCGTTGTACTTGGTGCCCAAAAAGTCCTCGGGCAATGCCGTGTCGCTGTCGAGCAGTTCGCTGATGACGTTGTGCAGCAGCGTGCCTTCGTCGGCGTATTTGCTGCTGGGCTGTGGGGGCATTTGTTGCACCAGGGCCACGCTGCCTGGGCAGTTGATCACGCGCTTGGCGGTAGAGCCGCCGACGATCTTTGAGTGTTGCACTGTCGATTCCTGTTGTTGAACTTGGATGATACACCAAAAAAAATATCTTGTGCAAAAGTTTTTTAGTGTGATAAAGTGCGGGCCATGAAAGAAGCCGAGATCGAAAAGCACTTCGACTGGACTGTCCAGCGCATGGGCGGCAAGACGTACAAGTTCACATCGCCCAACCAGCGTGGGGTCGCGGATCGTATCGCATGCATGCCCGATGGCACAACATGGTTTGTCGAACTCAAGACCACAGGCGGACGGCTGTCGGAGTTGCAGAAGATCTTCTGCTCTGACATGGCGCGCCTGAAACAGAAGTACGCTTGCCTGTGGACGAAAGAACAAGTAGATGGGTGGGCGCGTGAAGCTGCGTGACTATCAAGAGACCGCCGCCGACTTCCTGTACGAGCACGACAGGGCGATGATCCTTGCGCCAGTGGGCGCAGGCAAGACGGCAATCACGCTCACGGCCATGAAGGCGATGCTCGACGATGGCGTGGTCAAGCGCTGGCTGGTGCTCGCCCCTAAGCGCGTCTGCACCGACGTGTGGCCTGTCGAGGCCCCGAAGTGGGCCCCTGGCCTAGAGCTAGCCGTCGCTGTGGGCACGCCCGCCCAGCGCAAGGCAGCGCTCAACGCCCAAGTCGTCGTGATCAACTACGACAACATTCAGTGGTTAGCCAGCCTCAATCCAACGTTCGACGGCGTGGTGTTCGACGAACTCACGCGCCTGAAAAACCCTTCTGGCGCTAGGTTTAAAGCCTTGGCCAAGGTGCTCGACTGCCGCATTCGCTGGGGCCTGACTGGCTCGTTCACCAGCAACGGCCTGGAGGACGTGTTCGGCCAGTGCAAGATCGTCGATCAGACATTGCTGGGCCGCTCCAAAGGCGCGTTCATGCAGACGTACTTTATCCTGATGAACAAGGAGTTTGGCGACTGGGCGCCACGTCCTGGCTCGCTGGCCAAAGTCATGGACAAGATCAAGCCCGCTACGTTCGTGCTGGAGCCGGGCGAGTACAAGGACAAACTGCCGCCGCTGCACACAATCGAGGTGCGCTGCGACATGGACAAGACCAAGTACAACGAGATGCGAAAGAACTTCGTCGTCGAGTTCCCCGACGCGAAAGCCATTGCTGTCAACGCGGGCGTTGTAACTGGAAAGTTGCAACAGATGGCTTCGGGCTTCGTTTACGAGACAAACAGTAGCCCCTCCATCACGCCCGGTAAGTTCATTGTTACACAGAAATCCGTGTGGTTTAGCGCCCACAAATTTGACCGTCTTGACGAGCTGATCGAGGAGAACCAGCATGCCAATACTCTCATTGCGTACACGTATCAGGAAGAGCTTGCGGAGCTTCGCCGCCGTTATCCACAGGCTCAGACGCTCGATGATGAGCGCGCCGTGGAACGGTGGAACGCAGGGCAAATCGAGTTGCTACTGGTGCATCCGAAATCAGCCGGGCACGGGCTTAACTTGCAGTTTGGAGGATCGAAAATCGTTTTCCTGTCCCTGCCTTGGTCGCTGGAACTGTACGAGCAGACCATCGGACGTTTGCACCGATCAGGACAGCGCCACGATGTCTGGTGCTACGTCATGCTCACCCGTGAAACGATAGATGAAACGATTTGGGCGGCGCTGCATGACAAGCGCGCGCTGTCAGATATTGCAATGGAGGCTTTGAAGTGAAACGTGTTGACTTATGGCGCGCCAAGATGAAAGCAGCGCAGGCGGAGATGAAGATCGTGATGCGGCAGGCCAACTCAATGGCCAAACGCCGCGCCGCGTTGGAACGATTAATCAACGATATGGAGCAGAAAATTGGCGCTGTCCTGGCGAAAACTTAACGAGGTTCTTGCGGGCTTGTCTGAAGAGCAGGTGTTACGCATGCTTGAAGACGAACGCATAACACACCGTCGCTTGACGGTTTTGGAGCGGCTACACCAGCGGTACACCATGCTGCGGGCGAGCCGAGAGCGTATTGAACTACTAAAGGAAGCTAAACGACCATGACTACGAAACGATTTGCCCGCACCCTGGAAGAAGCATTCGGCCCTGGCCATCGAGGCGGCATCTATGAAGAGCCGTCTGAATTTGGTTTGGTTGACAAAATCATCACTGGCGTGTGCGGCGTAATTCTGTTTGGCCTGCTGATTGCGATTGTTGGGGGTTGGTTGTGAGCGGCCCGTACTTTGAATCGTGGGAGCACGACAACTTGGTGAAGTTCGCCAAGGAAGCCTACGATAAGCTCCAGAAGCAGGAGGAGGAGCTGCAACGGTTGCGAAACCAGTGGCCGTTTCCTAAGAGCGGCACCTACCCAAATGACATGCCGGAGGCGCTGTTGTGATCCTTGTCTTCACCATCCTCATTCTCTGCGTCTCAGCGCTCATCGCAATCCCGCTGGCGTTGGACTCTGAGCTACGCCAAAATATGGCGTTCTGGGGCATTCCTGTGATGGCTGGCGTTGCTATCTACTTTTTGCTATGGGCGTAAAAATACAGGTAGTGCGCGATCTCCTTCGCGCTGGTGACGGCATGACCGTTAAACAACTGGCAGAAGCCGTTAACACCGACACCTCGCACATCCACCGGATGCTTAACAAGTTCCCCGACGCCTACATCGACCGCTGGATAAAGGTGAACAACCATGTCACAGCCGTCTGGTGCGTCGTCGTCCCACCACCTAACTGCCCTCGACCCGAGAGCCGGAGAAACAAATGAAATGCAAATGCCCGCCCGGAAGCCCCTTTCACTGGCGTGAGGATCCTCGCCCGTCGATCTTCGCCCAGGAGAACAGTGCGCTACTATCCATGCGCCAGACTGAGGTCGTCGAGAACGCCCGCAAAGAAGGCCGTGACATCGGCCACATCCCTGGCGTCACCACCAAGGTGCGCTACTTCCACTACTACTCCCGCGCATGATCGACTATTCCTACCCCTGCATGATGGCCGAGAAGGCCCTCAAAGACCTCCACAACGCCGCCATTGAGGGTCGGCTAGACGAAGCGAAAGAGCACGCTCTGGAAGCGATCACCGAAGCGCGGCTGGTCTACCAAGCGCTCCAGCACATGGATCAAGAGCGCAACCACTCCAGCCAGAGCAGGCCCACGTTGGCCCACGCGTAACCGCTATATACGATTGCCATCGGCACGTCGCCTCGAAAGAGGTAGACCGCCATGGCAGCCGCATAGCAGAGAGTGGGCACTAGCACGAACCAGAAGGCCGGACTCACAACTTGCTCACATCAATGACCTGGCCGCGAAACTGTATAGCACCTGGTGCTATAGCGTGCACCAGTTCCGGCCAAAGAAGCCGGGAATTATGGAATGTGAGCACGGCAAATCCGGAACGCCAGTTCGTCGGGTTGTCCTCAAGGTAGTCCACAAATTGCGGGCCGTTGGTCTCAGCAAGCGTTCCCGTATCTACGCCATAACGCTCTCCGTTGTAGTCGGAGAATGGCGTCACTTTGAGCGAATGCAGGTGACCCGTCACGATGGTCTTACCAGCGTTGACGGTGTTGTTATGCGCGGCGTGAACGCCGCCCTTCATGCGGTGCTTAACAACTACATTTTCCGTAGGCCAGCAGCTCCAGCACGGAATCCAGGCCGGGAAATGGTCTTTAAGGGTAAACCCTCCCACTGCCATGAATTCGGGCACGGTGTTGGCTAGCCGGTTCTCAAAGCGAGCGTCGTGGTTGCCTAGTGTCCAGACCAGTTTAACTTTGCTATACGCCCGCTTGGCCTCGTCGTCGATCTCGCCCAGGTACATCTCGCAGGCTCGCAGCTCCTGCACCACGCTGGGTTTGCTGTCCCAGCCGATACGCGGGTGGCGGCTGATCGCTGCGCCGTCAAAGGCGTCGCCGTTATTGATCACGGCCTTGGGCTTCAGCTCTTTAATCGCCCACAGAAGGCCCTTAAAGGCAGTGGAGCGGATGCCGGGCCAGAAGTGCGCGTCCGAGAAGACGATCACCGTACCATTTTCGATACCTAGGTGATAGCGCGCTGCGTGGTTTTCTGCCTCTTTCCCAAACGCATTCATCCGCTTATCGTTAGCGACAAGAACGAGGTTGTACTTCTGCTCAAG